ATGTTTGAAATGGCGACCGGTAGCGGCAAAACCTTAGTGATGGCGGGTTTGATTTTAGAATGCTACAAGCAAGGCTATCAAAACTTTATCTTTTTTGTGAATAGCACCAGCATTTTAGAAAAAACGAAATTGAATTTTACAGACAGCGTTTCGTCAAAATACCTTTTTAGCGAGAATATCAATATCAATGATGAAAACATAGAAATTAAAAGCATCAATAATTTGAACGAGAGCCACAACAACGCTATCAACATTTATTTCAGCACCATTCAAGGCTTGTTCTCATTATTCACTAGAGCTAAAGAAAACGCTATCACCATAGAGGATTTAAAAGATCAGAAATTAGTTTTTTTAGCGGATGAAGCGCACCATTTAAACACAGAGACTAAAAGGAAATTGAATGATAGTGAGGCTAGTGAAAAACGCAACTGGGAAAGCGTGGTGAAATTAGCCCTAGAACAAAATAAAGACAATTTATTGCTGGAATTTAGCGCCACTATCCCTAAAGAAAAAAGCGTTAAAGACAAATATGAAAATTTAAAGGTGGTAACTTACACCTTAAAAGAATTTAGCGAGGATAAATTTTGCAAAAACATCTACTCCCTTTCCTATGAAAACAAAGAATTAGAAACGCGCTTTTTAGGGGCATGCGTTTCAAGTTTGTATAAAGAATTATTAGCCCAACACCACAATATTGAAAACTTTAAACCCTGTATTTTGTTTAAAAGCGAGAGGATTGAAGAGAGTAAAAAAAATCAAGAGCGCTTCAATACCTTTTTAGAAAATTTAAGCCCTTTAGATTTAGAAAATTTTTTCCATTACAGCCGCAACGATTTTTTTAAAGCCGCTAAAAACTTTTTTGATGAGCAAAAATACACCCCTAACCTTGTGGCATTCTTGCAAACGAAATTCAAAAAAAGCACCCAAATTAACACCAATAACGAAAAAGAATTAGAAAAAGGCATGCTTTTATTGAACTCCCTAGAAGACAGAGACAACCCTAAAAGAGTGATTTTTAGCGTGGATAAGCTCAATGAAGGCTGGGATGTGTTGAATTTGTTTGACATTGTCAGGCTTAAAAATAAAGAGAGCCAAAAAGACACTATTAAAGACGCCCAGCTCATAGGGCGAGGAGCGAGATACTACCCCTTTAGCTATAACGATTTCAAGCCAAGCCGCATAGAGTTTTACCAACGCAAATTTGATCTTTCCAATCCCTTAAGCGCACTAGAGAGATTAGACTACCATGCCATTTATGACAGCGAGTTTATCGCTAAATTAAACAACGAGTTACAAGATTTAGGATTAGGATTTGTAAATGAAAAACAGACTATCCCTTTAACACCCACCAAGCGTTTCAAATGCTATTACGCGAGCAACACAAAAGACAAAAATAAAAACTTATTCAATAAAGACTATTCAGGCCCTGTTGAAGCCACACTCAAAAGCTTGCATGTCCCCTTATTGGGTTTTGACGTGCGTGAAAAGAAAGTGGATTTTAAAGAAGAAAATAAAGGCGATAAAACTTACTATATACCCCACACCTTAGACAAAATCTCCCTAAACTATTTTTTAAAAGCCCTTAATTTAAAAAACCTGGATTTCAAAACGCTTAAAAAAGCCTTTAAAAAACATGCCTTTAACAATAAAGTGGAATTTATAGAGCAGTATATCTCTTCATTAAAAACAAACTTCCATAAAAACCAAAAGTTTGATAACAACGAAATCCTTTTAAAACTCGCTGTTTATATCATTGAAAACTTAAAAGACACGCTTTTAAAAGAGCAAGATAAACCTAGCGTGAGCGCGTTAGAATTAAAAGAATTTGAAACGCATAATAAAAGCCTTAGCGCTAGTGAATGGGAAAAAGACATTCCCTTTTATGAATGGCTGCTTTTTAAAGACATGCGAAAACTAGACAGCGATTTAGAAAGGGAGTTTTTAGATTTTATCAATAAAAATAAAGAGATTTTAGACGAGAAATTCAAAGAATGGTGCGTTTTAAGGAACGATCATTTCGCTGAATTAAAAGTTTTTTGTGATATAGAAAATAGCCCTTTTTACGCACAAGGTTTTGAGCCGGATTTTATCCTTTTTGCCCAAACGCATAGCGATGAATTTTTAGGCTTCACTTGCTATATGGAAGCTAAAGGCGAGCATTTAGAGCCTTCTAACGCTTGGAAAAAAGAATTTTTAGAAATGCTAGAAAACGCCACGCTTAAAAGCCATAACAAAAAACTCCATTTAAAAGGCTTGCCTTTTTTCACGCTCCATAATAGCGTAGTCAATGGCGAATTTCAAACCGCTTTCAATCAAACTTTTAAGGACTCCAAATGTTAAAAACCCCACTCAAAACCCTACTCGATATTTTAATCAACCATTTCACTAAAGAACGATTAGTTACTTTAATCATACAACATGATGAAAAGCTTTTAATTTTCATGCTTGAGCATGAAAACGCCAACGACTACAAAAACGCTTTTTTTAAAACGATCGCCAACACGCTTGTATTTAATGAAAAAGCGTTATTAGAATGTTTAGAAATAAAAGAATTAGAAAAATCTTTCACACGATTTAAAAATAAAATAGGCCTATATTCACAAGGGGGTTTGATAAAATCCAGCGGACTAGTGGTTTTGAATTTCCCTTTTAAAGACAATGTTTTACTCGGTAGTGCTAAAGATAACAACACCAAATCTAACGAGCTTTTTTACCATGAAATATTGCATAAAAAAGAAATTGACACGCTTTTATGCAAAAAAGCGTTGTGCCATTTTGAAATGCATGGAGAAGGCGATTTAGAAAACGCTTTAAAAGATAAAAACACGAACTACCTTATCAAAGGCAATAACTTGATCGCTCTTCATTCTTTAAAAAAGAAATTCGCTAAAAAAGTGAAATGCATCTACATTGACCCTCCTTATAATACCGGTAATGACAGCTTTAACTACAACGATAATTTTAACCACAGCTCTTGGCTAGTGTTTATGAAAAACAGGCTTGAAGCGGCTAGGGAATTTTTAAGCGATGATGGCGTGATTTTTGTGCAATGCGATGACAACGAACAGGCTTATTTAAAGGTTTTAATGGATGAGATTTTTCTTAGGGAGAATTTTGTAGGGTGTTGTCCTATTTGTGTTAATCCACGAGGGAGACAATCAGATAAATTTTTCCCTAATACACATGATTATTTTATAGCCTATGCTAAAAATATTACAAACTTTTACTTAAATGGTCTGTGTCTTAATGATGATGAGACAAAAGAATTTAATAAACAAGACGACAAAGGAAAATATAGAGAAATAGGACTAAGAAAACGCGGAGCAGATGCTAGACGAGAGGATAGTCCAAAATTATATTTTCCTATTTTTTACAATAAACAAACTCATGCTATTTCATTGGAAAAAACCTATGGGGATTTGATAGAAATAATCCCTAAATTAAATGATGGAATAGATGGAAGATGGCGTTGGAGTAAGGATAAAATTATTAAAGACATGGATAAATTATTGGTTCGTTTAGTTAATAATGAGCGCTATGATATTTTTGAAAAAGACTATCTAACACAAGATAAAAGACGCAAACAAAAAAGTTTATGGTTAGATAAAGATTTTAATAATGAATTAGGGGGCTTGCATATAAAAAATTTATTCAATAATAAAATTTTTGCCTATCCTAAATCGGAGCATTTAATCCAAAGAATTTTAGAGGTTTCCACCAACGAAAACGACCTCGTGTTAGATTTTTTTGCCGGGAGCGGGACGACTTGTGCGGTGGCGCACAAAATGAAACGCCGCTACATAGGCATCGAGCAAATGGACTATATAGAAACTATCACTAAAGAAAGGTTAAAAAAAGTCATAGAGGGCGAGCAAGGGGGCATTTCTAAAAAATGCGGTTTTAAAGGGGGCGGGAGTTTTGTCTATGCTGAATTAAAAGAAGTGAATTTAGAAATTAAAAAACAAATCCTTAACGCTAAAAGCGCGAGCGAATGCCTAAAAATCTTTAACGATCTAAATGAGCGCATTTTAAAACGCGCCGATAATAAGATGGATGCAATCCATAGCGAAGAGTTCCAAAATTTAGATTTAAAAGAGCAACAAGAGATTTGTTACAAGCTTTTAGATTCTAACGAAGACTATTTGAACTTGGGCGATATTGACGAAGACGCATGGGAGATAGATGAGATCACCAAAAAATACAATGAAATTTTTTATTCTTAGGTTTGATCATTCAACATGCGCCACTTAACGCATCAAAACGCTATGTGCTAGGCTATTTAGAGCAAAAATAAACAATATAGAATAAACAATGTGGTTTAAAAGTTAGAGAAATTTAAAACGCTTGGGCTAAAAAATTTTTAGCTCTGCTTGACATAAGGATAACTAATCCGCTAGCAGTAAGCATTCGCTCGCTATAAACTCGCTATAAAATAAAAAAGATCCTTAAAAATATTATTTATTGTAATCAATCCAATTATAAAAAAACCAAGCCAATAAATCCCACTAAATCAAAAAAAAGCGGTTACTATAAAGCCCCTACAATAGGGCAAGCGTTTGAAAAAAATGAGGTTTTTTACAACTCCAAAAACCCAAGCACCCTACTCTTGTATTTGTCTCACAATTATGATTTTTAAAATCTTTAGATAACACATTTAATTCAAACGCTCCACGCTATAAAGGGGCGTTAATGATACAGAAAGGGAATAAAATGAGACACAGAAATAAGACAGCTACAAGCTTCAACAAGCTTAAAGAAATTACGCAAGCAATACAGACAATGCAGGCGCAAGAAAACAGCGCGCAAACTAGCGATAACGCCAACACAAGCGAGATCACAAGCCAAAGCACGCCAAAGCCGACAGCGCACTATAAAAAAAGCGCTTTAAAACCCACAAAAAGAGCCTTTAGCGAGCGTCAAAGAACCACAATTAGAGACAACTCACAAGCACAAGCGCTTAAAGAAAGCCAAAGGGGGCGTTAATGCGTAATCACACCATCTACTTAAGAGGAAACGCCCTCTATTTGAACTACACTAAAAACAGCAAGCGCCACCGAACGAGCTTAAACAAGCTTATTAAAAGCCTGAATTTAGAAAATGATGAAGCGTTAGAGTATTTAGAGGGCTTGAGTTTAGAAAAAATTTTAAAAATGCTAAAAGGAGCGTTACAGCCTAATAAAGAGCCAAAGAAAGAAAGCCAAAGAATGTCTAAAAAAACTAAAAACATAACCATAGCGCAAGCTAAAGAAAGCTTTTTTAACCAAAAAATAGGGATTAAGGAAGAAAGCTTGCGGTTTATGCGCTTAAGATTCACCACGATTTTAAAGCTACTAAACATGAAAGAGGGATCCAAAGTATCTAAAATCACCAAAGAGAGCGTTACTAATTACCACAACAACGCTTTTAAAAAGTATAAAAAGAACACTTTAATAAGCATTAACACTCTATTAAAAAGCTTTTTAAAGTTTTGCGAAACCGAACGCTTTTTAGAGAAAAGCCCTTATTTTGGTATCACACTCAAAAACGCACAAGCAGCCAAAGCGATCGTTCCTTTTAGTTTAGAAGAGATTAAGACACTCATAGAAAACGCGCCAAGCTTACAATTAAAAGCCTTTTTAACGACAGCGTTTTTTACCGGCTTAAGGACAGGCGAACAATTAGCGCTTTTATGGAGCGATATTGATTTTGAAAACAAAAAAATCAATATTGACAAATCCTTAAACCTTTCAGGTGTTATCACAAGCCCTAAAAACAAACCAAGCATTAGAGAAATAGATCTATTAGAGCCAGTGGAAAAAATCCTAAAAGAGCTAAAAGCAAGCGAAGCGGCTAATAAAAAAATGATCTTTCTTAGCATTCCTAAAAGGACTCAAGATTTTCAGCAAGCGTTTAAAAAACTATTGAAAACCTTGAACTTAAAAGACAGAAAGCTTTACACCACACGCCACACTTTTGCTAGCTTGATGCTAAGCCAGGGCGAAGAGGCCATGTGGGTTAGCCAAACGCTAGGGCACAAAGATTTAAACACCACTTACAAAACTTACAGCCACTACATCCCTAAACAAAACAGAGAAAGGGCTAAATTTTTAAAGGGGATACTATGAAAAACGAAAAGGAGAACACCGTGAGCGTATTTTACTATTTGACTTACCAACGCATCAAAGAAAGCGATGCGGATTTAAGTTTTTTTGATTTCATTAAAAAATTAGAAAAAATGCAAAAAACGCACACGGTTAAAAAGAGCGTTTGCAATGTGAGGAATAAGCGCGTAACGAGCTATTCTATCTTACTCTTACTCAAAAAAAAGGCGGTTTGACATGGAACAAGAAAAACTACAACAGATCGATTTAGAAGTTTTAAGAGCGCTTCACAAGCAAGCGTATTTACCTAAAACAGCCGACAAGATTTCAAAAGATCTCAACATTGATTACTACTACACGCTTAAGATTTTCAACAAGCTTGAAAAAAAAGGCTTGTGCGATCAATGGGTCGTTAATAAAAAGAAAGAAAAAGAAACCAAAAACAACTATTACAAAGTTTGCCACATAAACGAGCTAGGTAAAGATTTATGCGCCTACTTGAACGCTCTAAAAAAAAGCAATAAACCCACCAAAAAGGAACAATAATGATCACCTATAATATTGACAGACAACAGCCTAAAAGGTCAAAAAAAAGGATTTTAGAAGCGAAATCACGGTTACTTTTAAGCGTTTTAATCGCGCTTATTCTTATCTTAGCATTTTATTTAATCTTTCATGTGGAAGGAGTCTAAAATGAACTACATCCTAAAAAATAATTTGAATGTGGAGAGCAACTACACCAAAATCGCCAATAGTATGCTTATTAATAGCCCGTTAAGCAGAGACGCAAGGATTATTTTTATCACTTTAAGCAGCCTCGCAAGCTCATTTAACCCAAGGAAAGAATTTTTATGCAAGCAACTAAACATGAACATTAAAACGCTTAACAAATATTTAAAAGAGCTAGTGCAAAAAGGCTTTTTGAAGATCATTCACTACAAAAACAAATTAGGAAAGTTCTTAGGGAAAAACGCTTACATTTTAGCGCCCACTAAAGAGCAATTAGAACAAGATAACTTCATCATTGTTGATGAATCTAATCATGAATCTAATCGCGCCGAAACACCAAAATTTACCATGCGGCAAATTGACCAAAAACAACCCGAGAAACCCCTTAAGACCGAAGTTTTCACCGGAAAACCAATTTTTACCACACATATAAATAAAAAGAATAACAACAAACATGAAAAAATGGATGTGAATGTGAGTGAGAATTTTCAAAATCAAGCGGATCAAAAAAGAAATCACAATAATTCTCTTAATAGCTCTAACAAAACTAAAATTAATAATATTAGTGTGTTCAAACGCTTTAGTGATTTTGTCTTTTCTGTTTTAGGGAATCTTGACACAAGGGGATTAGAAAAACGCGATAAGCAAGTGTTTGAGCGGTTTTTACACTACAGAAACGAGAAAACAAAGCTAACTTACGCCACGAAAAAAGCTTTACTACAACAAGCGTTAGAGCTAAAAGATCAAGGTCAAGATATAGTTAAATGTGTGGAGCAGAGTATCCGCAAGGGTTACAAAGAGCTTTACGCTGTAATGGAGTTTAAACCAAGCTTTACGCCGCAAAAACAAGAAGAGGAGTTATTTGAATACAAACCAAATCCCAAATATAACGGTTATTACATCTGGTAGGCGCAAGAAAAGAGAGTAAAGCAATGAAACCATGGCACTATCAACACAAGCAAAAGAATTTTAAACCAAAAGTAGAGACCGAATGCATACTTTTTGAAAGCGTGTTATTAGAAATTTTAAAACTCATTAAAGAGCAAGAGAAAAAGAGCAGAGTTGTAATTATTGAGAGAATGATTATTTACTTTTTAGAAAAAGAGAAAGGAAATAAAGATGAGACGGCATGGAACAAATCTAAACGATCCTATAGAAGGACTCTTAAGAACTACGAGAAAGAAGCTAAGGCTAAGAGAAAGCACCTACAAAAAACTAAAAAGCATGCAGAGAAAAAAGCACTATACATTTGCAAGAATAGTCCGTTTAGCTATTTTAGAGGGTATTAGGAAGTTTCAAAAAGAAAACCTATTTTTGAACTTGCAAATGAAAGATTTTGAGATTGCAATAAGCATTTTAGAACAAAAAAACAAAAAGAGAAAGGTAAAAAATGCAGAACTTGATAATGAATAGTTTCATAAACTATCCAAACGATTTAGAGGAATTTTTAGAAGCGATACACATTTCAAACTTCACGCCTTTTAATCAAAAAATCATTAAAGCTTTATTGGAAATGAAAAATAAAAACCAAGTTGTGCAGTTTGAAACCATAAGAGTGAAAATAGGCGATGAAGCGTTTGAGAGTAAAGAATTTAACGCTATTTTGCAAGCGGATAGCTATCCGAACTATTTAGACTTAAGGAGCGATTTTAGAACCTATTTAAGTTTAAAGATGCAGGAACATTTAGCGAACGAATTGATAAAAGCCACACGAAAGAGCGAGATTTTTGATTTTGATTTTTTAGGAAAGCATATCAAATTAGGATTTAACCGAAACGGAAGGTATTACTGGGAGTGGGAAGAGTTTTTCAAATCAAAACCAAAAACAGAAAAAATACCTACAGGAATTGACTTTTTAGACAATATCAGTGAAGGCGGTTTTGAAGTGGGGCAATTGATTTTATTGAGTGGCGATCCCGAAGCTGGTAAAACGCTTTTAAGTATCCAATACATCACCAACGCCCAACAAAATCATAAAGTAACTTATTTCGGTTTTGAGTTTAGCGTGAGGAAGCACATAGAGACTTTAAACTCTAAAAAATTTAAATTGAACAAAGAAAATTATTTCATTGATGATCTCAGTTGTGAGATTAATGAACTAGTTTCACAGATTAGAGGCTTAGCCAAAGAAGGGCATAAGCTTTTTGTTATTGATAGTCAGATGAAAATACAAGCTCCCATCGTAGGAAGGACGATTGAAGAAGTAGAAACTACTAAATTCACTACTTTAGCCGACTTAGCCAAGAACTTGCAAGTCATCATTATTTTGATTATTCAAAACAGTAAAAACGATAGTTACGCCCCAACAGGGAGCCGTAAAGGCGCGCATGAAGCGCATGTAATAATCAGGATTGAAAAGATCAAAAGTGGTGAATTAAAACATATTAAGGACTACAACGAGAGAGGCAAACACCGAAAGGTTTTGATTTTGAAAAACAAACAAACAGGTTTACAAGGTATTCAATTCTTTAGAATGGTTGATTATAGGTTTTTTGAAACCAATACTAATTATGTGAAACTTAATAATAGCCAATACGAATTAGAAGATTACGATTACTAAAGGATCTGCAATGATTACCAATTTTGAAGGTCTAAAAAATATCGTTAGCGTTGTGGATGTTATAGAAAAATACCTAGACTTATACAAATGCGGAGCGAACTTGAAAGCGTGTTGCCCGTTTCATGATGAAAGAAGCGCCTCTTTTTTTGTCAGCCAAGAAAAGAATATTTACAAATGCTTCGGGTGTGGTGTTTATGGTGATGCGTTTCAATTCTTACAAGAATTTAAAAAAATCAGTTTCACCGAAGCGGTTGAAGAGATAGCCTCCATGTTTAACTATAAGCTAGAATACGACATTAACGAAGAGGAAGAAGAGAAAGAAAGGCTAAAAGAAGTTTTAGCATTCGCTAACCATCTTTTTAAAGAAAGGATTTTACAAGAACCTCATATTTTAGAGTATTTGAACAGGAGAGGCATCACGCTAGAAAAGGTTAAAGATTACGATTTAGGTTTTTGCACTAACGAAGAAAAAGAAGAATTAAAAAAGCGTTTCAACCCTTATGATTTGATAGCGAGCGGTCTTTTTAGTAATGAAAACAAAGACAGAGAACTTAAAATCTTTTGCAATTACAGGATCACTTTTCCCTTGAAAGACAGTAAGGGTAAGATTGTGAGTTTTAGCGCTAGAACTTGCATGATCAAAAATCCCAGGAATGGAGTTAAATACATTAATGGGAGAGATACAAAGATTTTTAAAAAATCTTTCATCCTTTACAATTTAGACAGAGTGCGCCAAGCGATAACGCAAAAAAAGCAAGTCATTTTATGCGAAGGTTTTTTTGATGTGATCAGTTTTGAACATTTTGATTATAATAATGCGGTTTGTTGCATAGGAACGGCATTCACTAAAGAACATGTGAAGATTTTAAACCATCTGAATGCGGAGTTGTGTTTTTGTTTAGACAACGATTTAGCAGGATTAGAAGCCAGTATTAGAGTGATTGAAATGTGTTTACTAAATCATACTACCAACTTGAGCGTGATAAAGATTAAAGATAACGGCGTTAAAGACATTGGGGATTATTTAGAAAGGAATAAACGCCCCAACCTAGTTAAAATCAACGGCTTTAAATTCTATTGCGCTTATTTGTTGCGAAAAGGATTAGACAACAAAGCAAAGGATTTTAATTATCGAAGGATTTTGAGAGCGATCAAAGATTTAAACCCATTTATTAAAAGCGATCTTTTAAACATTTTAAAAAGCTTTTTGCCTAGCGAAGACACCAAAATAGAGAAAATAAAAAAGCCTGTATTATCCCTTTTGGAAGCGAGGGTTTACGCGACGATGATAGAAAGCGAAGAGTTTAATTACATTGCAAGAAGGTTTTTAAGCCTAGCAGATGTACAGTTTAAAGATATTTTCAAGAAAATTGTTTTAAAAGATTTTAGAGGTTTAGACTTCTTGAAAAAATACGAAACCATCAATGAGGATCATTACAGATATTGTTTAAATGAACTTAAAATAAAAGGCTTAAAAAATAGCCTAAAACACGCCATAGAAAACAAAGATTACATGCTTATAGGAGCGCTGAATCATAAGATTAAGGAGTTACAGAACCCGTAGTAACGGGTAAGAGAACGCAAGAAAGGATTTTGATGGCTTTTTATTTTGATATAACCGCCCCTTATCCAGGAGGTCAAAGCGCGCCCTATATCCCACGATTTGAACCTTTAAGCCCTATGAATGACGGCACGACAGGACAAGGTGCAGGACAAGGCTTGACGCCTCATATCGATTGGAATAATATTATTCCTAAAGATCAAGAGAAAACCTTTTATACGATAGGCAGTAGGCTTAAAGATCTTTCAGGATCTTTAGACGCTTATAAGGGCGCGCTAGAGAAATCCAACAGAATGATTAGCCGCTATAACTCATCTTTACACGATTATAACGCTAACATCAATTCGTTAGAACATATTAAGAAAGAGCGCCATGATTCACTTAACACCGCTAAAAGACTAAAAGAGCTGATCCAACAAGAAAAAGAAAAGAAACAACGCTTTAGTAAAGAATTAAGGTTATTTTTTGACTTTCAAGAGAAAGAAGACGATAAGCAAGAAAATATTCCCCAAGGCCTTTTAAAGCATAAAGAATTTAAAGCCTTAGACGCGTTTTTGATAAACCCTTACGCGATATTACCTAAAGGCGTTATTTTTGAGTATCATAACCCAGGGCAAAACAATTATAACCCCTTAAGCGCGTTTAACCCTATGGATGGAATCAACAACCAATTTAAAATTAACACTTTAAACCAGTTAAATAATAATTCTTTTCAAAGAAGCTTAGCCGGTGGAGCGGATTTTAATTATTTTGTGCCTTTAAATTTTGCGAAGGCTTTGAGCGTGGAGCAAATGGTGTTCAGTTTTGAAAATAGCGTTAAAATAAGACAAGCATGGGCGTTTTTCTTGCAAAATAAGTGGTATCCAAACGGCCATAAACTTAAGATAATCAACGCTAAAATCACAACGATAAAAGTTTTAAAGGACTTGCAAGAGAGCATCAGAGAAAAAGAAAGAGAATTAGAGGACGAAAGAAGAAAGCAAGATTCCAATGAAGAAAACATTAAAGCGCTAACGGGACAAATCCTAGAAAAATCAAAAGAATTGCAAAAAATAAAAGAGCGATTAGCGCAAGAATACAGAATTGTTGAGGAATTCACCGAAAAAAAACAATCTATCCTTAATGAGATCAATCATTCTAATTTAAACGAGAATTTGAAACACGGCTTTAGAGACATCTTAAATAACCCTGGTTTGTTGAGGCAACTTCTTTAAACCACTCAAGCAGAAATCCCAAACATCTTTTTTAGTGTTTGTGCGCTTCACAAAATATCCCTTTAAAAACACTTTCTTTTTAGATTTAATAGATAGAAATTTATAAGGTTTTTCATATGCAACAAGAGTTTTCAAACCCACTATACACCCCAAGAGATAACAACGATCAAAGAAAAACCATGCCTTTAGAATATTTTGAAGCTAAAAAGAAAGAAATCAACGAGTTATTAAACTCAAAGGCTAAAGAATTAAAAGAATTAGGCTTATTAGACAAGTTAGGCGAGTTTGTAGGCATCCAAACTGACAATGCCAAACAAAGAGAGAGCCAATTAAATGAGATTAAAGAGATGGCCACAAAGAGTAAAACCGATTTTAAAGATTTGCCTAGCGTTTTAAAAGACGACTACTACAATAAAGCCGAAACGAGTATTTTGAACCCGCTTAAAACCAAGAACGAGATCGCTAAAGAAGACTATCAAAAAGACTTACAGAGAAAAGCGATTTTACAGAAAACGAGTAAAGAACTCACAGAGAGCGATAAGGACTTAATGGACAATGATAGCGGTTTTTTTAATCGTGCGCTTGATGCTATTACAGGCACTAGCGAAGTGGAAAAGCTTAAGGAATACAAGGAAAAAGAAAAAGCCAAAGACATAACCAAAGACTTACAAAAATCGTGGAATTTGTTTAACAATTTGAGAAAAGACAAGGACGCTTTTAGCCTTTTTGCCAGTGAAGATAAGGATTTAAGAGAGAAGTATCAAAACGAGTTTAAAAGTATTGTTAAAAATAGCGGTTTTGATGATGTAGTTTACAATGAAAAGCATGAACCATTTGTAAGGAAGGGAGATAAATTTTACAAGATAAACGACCGCTTTTTTGATAATTTTTTAAATTCTTTAGGTTCTAATAAGTTTTCAATAGCCGGATCTTTGTTGGGAGCTGTTAGGGGCGCTAAAGCAGGGAAGAATTTAGGCGCTTTAGGTTTATTAGGCGGCGTTATTGCAGGCGCAGCGTTAGGGAGTGCAGCAGGTGGAGCAACCGATGCGATTGCAGGTAATGCTTTTTTGAACAGAGAGCAAAAAGCCGACGAAATCATAAGGCATGCGTTAAGTGAGGGAGCTTTAAGTTTGGTAGGGGATACTCTTGTTTTAGGAGCAGGGAAGTTTCTTCAGAAAGCGATCAACCCTAGAAACATTTTTAATATAGGCGCTAATGTTTCTACTAGCGGTTTATACGCCTTAGGCAAGCACATAGTAACAGGCAACGCTAAAGGCGCTGAAAGGATATTAAATGAAACCATAAGCGAAAACGAGCGCCAAGCAGTCAGAGAGTTAGCTAAGCGCTTTGGAGGCGAATTGAGACTCACTAAAGTAGATGCAAGCAAATACCGAGAAGAGCTTGTTAAAAAAGTAGGCGAAGACAGCAAGATTTTAAAGGGATATGACGCTTTAAGAGACGCCTTCTTACTGCAAAGTCAAGCTAAAAAGCAAGAAGCTTTCATCCAAGCGATAAGAAGCGATGAGACAGGCAACGCGATAGCTTTTTTAAGCGAAGCGGCTAACTCAAGCCCCATCGCTAACGCTAATCTAAAAAAGATTTTAAATAAGACGACCGAAAATTTAAAAGATTCTTTAAAGCATCTTGAACTGAAAGATTACGAAGTTAAAAGCATTTTTGATAATTTAGAACAAGGCACTAAGGAAAGCTATGAAAAAGCGCTTGATGGTGTGATAGGAAAACTTTATGATAGCAGCTATAAAACCAATCTAAGAGAAAGCATTCAAGATATAACGGCGTTTGAAACCTTTGTGAAAAGGTTAAGAGAGCAAGGGAAATTCGATCCAACAGCCAACAGCTTTTTAAACCAAATTGAAAAAAATATTTACAGCCCAGACGGTGTTACTTATGAGCAGTTAAGAAACGCTAGGCAAATGATTAATGCTTATGAAAGGAATGTTAAAGACCCTAGCACTTTAGGCTATATCAAAAAAATAAGCGCGCAGTTTTTGAGAGAAGACATTGATAAAGGCATTGAAAACATCTTAAAACAAAACACGCAAGCTTATGAAAAGTTAAGCGATTTGAATAAGACCGCTATTAGCGATTACAAAAACATGAAACAAACCTTAGAGTTAGTGGATAGCGCCAAGATAAGAGACAGAGAGATCACCAAAGAAAAAGCGATTGAAAACCTTACAAAGATAATACAGGCTCAAGGCGAGAAAGATTTAAGCAACTATGCGCTTTTAACGAAAGGCTTGAGTAAGCAAGATAAGGAAAAACTAGAATTGAGCATGCTTAATGCTTTAATGGAGAAGTCAATTAAGCAAGGCGAAAACCTTAAAGTATTTGACAGCACGCTTTTTTTTAACCGACTAAACGAGTTTAAAAGCGAAGTTTTTACCACACCAAAAGCTAAGCAGTATATAGATATAGCCAAAGGTTTTGACAAGCTCTTTAGAAACGACGCCACGATAGCGAGCAAAATCAACTACACGACTACAAAAGACATTAAAAGCCCTCTTGCAACAAGCCTAGAAGGCGCTTTAAACCAGAAAATCACGCAAAGATTAGTTGGTAATATTGTGAGAAACATACCGACCACTCACATTTTTAAGAAGTTAGATGAATTAAGCGGAGGCGCAGCGTTAAAATACCACATTCAAAGAGCGCTAGAAAGAAGCAACACGATAAGCGCTTTCACGAAGAATTTAGAACTCAGCGCTAAAAATTCCAAGTTTTCTAACGCTACGATGCGAAAGATTGAAGAGATCACGCAAGGCGTGAAAAGAGCTAAAGAAAACACCACTAAGCAAGAGAAAGCGTTACAAGACGCTATAACACCCTTAAAACAATTCGGTAAGAATTACGCAGAATTTGTTTTAAAACCAAAAGAAGCGTTAGAGAAGCTATTGCAAGAGAAAGACGGGCAAGTTGCAGGCGCAGCGTTCAGGGACGATTTAGGAGGGATTGATTTTGTGTGGGGCAAGGATGGAAAAGATGGCTACGGATTAGCGCACATCTTAGAAAAGAGAGAAAAACAATACACAAGATTAGGATTAAATGCAGAGCAAATTAAAGAAAGAACAGAGGAGTTATTAAAATCTATCCCTGAAGTCATTGAGAACGGAACATTATTTAAAGACGATTTAGGGCGCGTTAGCGTGGAATTAAATAACATAAGAGTGGGGCTAAAAAACACATGGGATAATAACAACCTAAATAATCATTTTGTGGTTACTAGCTACGAGAGAGATGAAAAAGTATTAAGGGAGTTAGAAACCAAACCGCCACTTTCTAACGATTATAAAGACAATAGCAACTATAGTGTCTTAAACCTTAATGAAAACAATCCTACTAAAGAAAGCTTAACGAGTCAAGAACCGCCGTTATCTATATTAGAAAAAAGCCAACTAGAGAAGCAAAAGAAACTAGAAAGCGAGCGCTTAGCTAAAGCAGAAAAAGAACGCGCGCAAAAGATTAAAGATGAAGAAGAAAAAAAGTTAAAAGCTGAAATCAGAGCGCAAAAAAACGCTATGCTAGGTAAAAGCGAATTAGACAGAGAAATTTTAAAAAGCGAAAACATACCCTATAAAGAGCCAGAAAACGCCCCTAAAACGAGCGTTAGCTTAAACGATGATGAAATACACCCCTTAAAGTTTGTGATCGTCAATAAGAGCGATTTAAAGCCCAATTTTAAAAACACTGGCACGCAAACACGCACTGCAGTGGATAGCAAGAAAGTAGAAGAGATAGCCAAGCGCTTTAATCCTAAATTGATTATAGGGCGAGGGGGTTTTGATGATTTGCCCATTATCTTAAGAGACGGGCAAGTGATCGCAGGAAACCACAGAACACAAGGCATGCTAAACTTTAATGCAGAGAGCCGAAAAAAATACGAACAAGCGATTAAGGAAAATTTTAATATTGAATTGAAGCCTGATGAACTTTTAGTTAGAATGCCAGAGCAGGAATTAAACGATAAAGAGATTTTCAAGTTAGCGAGCAAATCTAACGAAAACCGAGCGAACAGCTTTAGCGATACGCTTTTGAGTGCGATGAGCAGTTATAACGACAAATTGAAGCATTTACCGCATAAATTTGAAAGCGACAGCGTGGAGAATTTAGCTAATCAGGTTGCAATAGCGTTAGAGAAAGACGCTAAAATTCCAAGTCATAACCAAGTAGGAAACGCTAACCTAGCCCTTTTAAGCCATTACGCCAGAAACACACCTAATAACAGCTTTTTAGAAGTGTTTGATAACGCTTATAAAAACCTAGACAGAGAGCAATTTAAAGCGTTTAAGGAGATGTTTGCCAATAACAGCGCGAATTTTCACAATCTCAATAACGACACCATGATTAAAAATTTCACGATTTCACCTTATCTAACCGATGCGCTAGACACTACCGCTAAAATGCTTGAAAGCGGTAAAAGATCTGATAATTTTTCTAAGTTAGTGCATGATATTGACTACTTAGTTAATAGCACAGATGAAAACGGCATGAACGCTTTCATTAAAGAAAACAAGAACGCTTATAACAGCGTGATAAGCGAATTATTAGGGAGTTCTTTTGCACGCTTTTTACGCCTTGAAAACCCTAGCGCGCAGTTTTATGAGTTTTTAGTAAAAGCTAAAGACCGAATGATAGAAAACGCATCCGATATTTTTACAGGAACGAGTAAGCCTATTAGTCAAATCAATATATTTGATTTCATTAAATACGGTATTGAAAGCGGTAAAAGCAGTAAGGAGAGCAGGGAACTATTAGATTTATTGCCAGAGTTAGAAAAAAAGTTTAACGCTCATGAGAAGTTTTTACAAGGAGATAAAAAATGAATTATCCTAATCCACCAAGCCCAGAAATCACCACTAAAGAAAAACCAGCGTTTAAAGAAATCACAAGCGAGTTATTAAGAGAGCTTGAAAGCGCCTTAAATAACGCTACATTATGGAAAGAGCAGGTCAATTTAAGCCTTAAGGGAGTGAAAAGGATTTTAGAAGTTATAACGGGCATGGATTTTTTTCAAAAAGCCAATGAAATTGATGAGAGATTGAGAGGGAGCATTAAATGGTTAGAAAATTCAAGCAATGAATTACAAACTAAAATACGAGAATATGAAAACTATTTCACTGATTTTAACGCGAGCATGCGATCTAACGAGCAAGAAGTAACCGCTACACTAAACGCTAACGCCGAAAATATCAAAAGCGAGATTAAAAAACTAGAAAATCAAATTATAGAAATTACAACAAGGCTTTTAACGAGCTATCAAATCTTTTTAAGCCAAGCCAAAGAAAGCGCCAACAATGAAATCAACACCAACAAAACCGCAAGCCTTGAAGCGCTAACGCAGGCTAAAACGAACGCCAACAATGAAATCAACACCAACAAAACCGCAAGCCTTGAAGCGATTAAAACAGCCAAAGAAAGCGCTACAACGCAAATCAACGCTAACAAACAAGAAGCTTTAAACAACATCACGCAAGAAAAGCAACAAGCTACAAATGAGATCACCGAAGCGAAAAAAACCGCATTTAACGAACTTTTAAACGAGTTAGCGCCAAAAGTTAGCGGTTTGTATAGCGGGATTTTCTACATTAGAAACATTATTTCCATTCAAGGCGGATGGGAACAGAAAATCAAGGATTTGAGCGTCTACATGCTAGAAAAAAGCAAAAAATACGAAATAGAAGTATTTTTTCAATTTGTGAGTGCGAAAATTGTAGAAAAAAATCCAGTTTTTGGACTGAAAGTGCAAGAAGGATTTTTAAAAGAAAGCATCCAAAAAATCACGCATAGGTATGTATCGCAGATCTATTATAAAAAACTTTTAGTAGAACATGTAAGCGGTGTTTTAGGTTTGTATCATGGCTATTTTTACGGGAATATCAATTATGTTAATGAAGCGATCATTACAAGCATTAAAGAAGTCCCTAACGATACGATAATAAGCATGGTGTCTAATGGATCTAATTTTTCTAATGTAACCACGATCACGCAAAATCTAAACGACACCAACACAACGAACACAAGGAGCTAAAAATGATGATTTTAGAAAACGCATGCCAGTATAAGGATTATTTACCGAGCGTTTTTGATGCGTTAGGTTTTAGTGGGAGTTTTGAAGTTTTAACGTCTAACAACATCGTTTTAAATATCGTTGCAAGCGAAAACAAGCAAGCGCCGACTAAAGAACAGATTTTAGAAAAATTGAACGAAATCACGCTAAAAATGAAAAAGCAAGAATTAGAAAGCAAGATTAACGCTATTTGTAAAGAAAAAATCACAAAAGACTTTAAAAGCGAGGTTTTAGGGAGCTTGCATGCGTATGATTTGGAGTTAGAAGATCAAGCGAACTTACAGGCTTTAGTTTTAGTGGGCATTGATTCGGTTTTTAGGTGCGCTGCAGTTTCTAGTGATGGGGCTATAGGGAATAAAACTTACAAGAAACACACTAAAGAGCAATTAAAAGAATTATCGCAAGACGCTTTAAAACATAAAAGCAATTTGATCGTATTCTATGGCAGAGAAAAAGACCGCTTAAACGCTGTTAATAGTTTAGAAGCGTTAGAAAAATTCTACATTAAAGAATACTTGATATGAGGAAGTTTAGCGAGCCGATTGTGGCTGAGTTTAGTAATGATGGGAAGAGGTTAAGGCTTGTTGAAGGTTTTGAATATTATTTGAAGCAAGATCATTCTAAAAAGCTTATTATACCGAGCGGTTTTTCTAGCGATGGCTTTACGAACACGGGTTTTAGTTTTGTAATCCCACGATACGGGAGCGGCTTAAAATGCGCGATTTTGCATGATTTCATGTGTGATGTTTTGAATGGTGTAGTCCCTAGACCGCAAGATTTTTTTATTAACACACGCAAAGAATGCGACGATCTGTTTTTAGAAAGCATGCTTGAAGTGAAAGCGTTTTCGGTGTTTAAAGCGGTTTTGATTTACTACGCCGTGCGCTTGTTTGCTAAAGTGAAAGGCTTGAAATGATGCGGTTAGTGGCTTTAAAAACGAACGGCCTTTTAAAAGCTTTTAACAAACATAATGAGCTTATTTACCAGAAAGAAATCCACGAGCAAAACACCACGCAAAAGCTAGAATTCACGATAAACAATTATTATGAGTTTAACGGGGTTAAATTTGGAGTTTGTAGGGGCGAGAGCGTTTTAGAAATTCAAGATTACGCTAAAAATTTAAACTTTTCACGCTTGAACATTACGAGCTTAAACGATTACTTGCTTTTTGAAAAAGAACCGCAAGACAAAGAGCAGAAAGAGCTATTAAAAGAATTTTTGAAAATCTATGACAAGAACATAGAAAAAGGATTTTACTATTTAGAGCCGCCTTTTTTCAAAGAGAAAGAAAGCGAGCTATTAAATATGAGGTTTTAAACAAATGATAGAAGTTAGCGAAATTTTGAGCAAAGTTAGAGCGAGATTGAACGATAGCCTCACAGACAATCGCATGTTTAGCGACAGCGTTTTGATCGATAGTTTAAACCAAGCGATTTTAAACATCACGCTAGAATTCAGGTTGAACCGACAACTAGTAAGGCAAGTTTTAGACGCAGAGAATCCGTTTTTGAACATTCATAACCTTTTAGGCATAGAGAGCGCGAAATTCAATACTAAAGAGCTTGAAGAAAGAACTAACATAGTGAAAGATAACGGCGCGCTGGAGCTTTTGATCTTTGGTGATAAGTTGAGTGTTACGCCTTTTGAATATGGAGAATTAGAGGTAGTGTATTTCAGCTATAACGAAGTGAATAATATTTTAGAAAGCGTTAGCATGCCTAGAGTCTGTTTAGAAGCGCTTGTTTACAGTGTGCTAATCAATATTTTAGAAATACCCACTAATGAAGGCAATTATAATGTGATGGCCAATTATAAACAGCTTTTGAAACTGGCTAAGAACAATTTAGCGAACTATTTGAACGCTATGTATTCTAAAAACATCCATTTTAGTAAAGTGGTTAGGGTTTGATTGCCTCTTGATACTACATCCAATCAAGAGGCCCTAAAATCCAAAAAAGAAATATCGCTATTAGAATAGACACAGAAAAATTCTAATAGCGAGAGAATATTAACTAAAAGAAAAAACAAAAAATAGGGTTACAAAAAAATACCCCTTAAAAACACCGCTTTTTTAGGGTATTGTTTTTAAATCTTAAATACAAAAAGGTTGATAATGGAAATAAGAGAGAAAGAAATTGAGCTTGAGACTTTAAAGCGGGAAATCGCGCAGGCTGAAGCGAGTTTAGAAAACGATTTTGCAAAACACATGGCAGAAAAAACAGATGAGAAATTAGAAGATTTGTTTTTTAACAACAAAGTGGATTTTTATCGATCCGTTTTAGTGGAGCAAAATAACTATTTAAACGAGCATGTATCTAAAAAGATTAACAAGGCAATGGCTTTAAGCGAAGAAATTGAAACCTCTAAAAAGAGTCAAGAAATAGAAAAAGCTAAGGCGGAGTTTTTAGAAAAACACAAAGACGAAAACATTGACTTTAACGAGCTAGCGGATTTTTACAACGAAGAATTACCGCAAAAGTATAGAAGAGAAATTGACAAGCTAGACGGGGTGCAATTTTTTCAAGCGATTTATGACATGTTGAAAGCTGCGCGCGGCGAAAATATGCAAGAGGGGACAGAAAACGCTAGAGAGAAAGAGAGAAATTTGCCTAAAGAAGTAAAAGGTAATGGTGTGAGTTCTAGCGCGAATGTTAGAAATCAAAGCGTGATGACGAGATTCTAAAAAGGAGTTAAAAATGTTAGAGAGTTTGAATAATATCAATTTTAACAATATCAGTAATAATAAAAATATTGGTATTGAAGTGGGTTTTGAAATCCAGGAAGCCAGTTGGGTGAAAAGCCCTTTTAAGAGCATCACAGGGCGCGGGAGCGATAGAGGAATCAGAACCTACACGGTCAAAAACGCGCAACCTTATAGGCCACGATTGAAAGCGCAGTTAAGCGGTAGCGGTGTTAGCGGAAATACGGATTTTGATACTAATTACGACAAGTTAGAGATTTTAAGCCAAACCATCTATCCGGAAGTGTTTGGTAACGCTTTACCGAGTCAAATTAGGGCATACGACGAAATAGAGAGGATTGATTTTATCAAAGAGGCATGCGATAGTTTAGCGAATTGGATGAATGAAGAAAGAGATAAAAGGATCGTGGCGAGCTTGACTAACGATTTTACGAATTATCTTTATGCGCCTGCAATGAGCGTTTCCACTATTAGAAAAGCGATTTTTTTAGCGAGAAACGGGCTAAAAAAAGATAACAGCAAAGCCTTTCCTATCAAACCTATTAGGGCGGATATGGTAAGCGTTGGTGATGTGGTGGTGCAAAACACGAGCTACATTATCTTTTTAGACAGCTACCAAGCCAACCAGCTTAAAAAAGACGCGGATTTTAAAGAATTGCGAAAGCTTTACGCTTTTGCTAATGAAGATAAGGGGATTTTATACCATGGGCTTTTAGGCGTGATCGATAATTGCCCGGTAGTGGATGCAGGAGTGTGGAATAAGTTGAATGTGGGCATGCCAAACTCTACCATAAGTGAAAGCGAGTTCAAACGCTATATTAATAAAGCGAACGCTAATTCTATTGTAAGCCCGGGACAGCTTAAGGAGAAAATCAAAGAGAATAAAGAGAATAAAGAGAATAAAGAAATCTCCATTGGTTGTTTAATCGGCGCTAGCAGCATTTTATTGGCAGGCAGTGAAAACACTAACTTTTACATTGATGAGACTAAAGACGCAGGCAGAAAGTCCGTTGTGGGCGTGGATTGTATTTTAGGCGTCAGTAAAGCTAAATACCAAAGCAGCAACGGCGTAATAACCCCTTATGATAACCAGGATTTTGCGGTTATCGGGCTAGTCAGCAACATGGAATAATAAAAGAAAGGATTAGAAAAGATGAAACAGAGAGTAAAGACGGTCAGCTATTTGGTTAAAGCAGAATTTGACATTAAAAACGGCAACTATGATTTAGCCGCATTACCTAGCGGCGCAGAAGTGGTGAAATGCGATTTAGAAGTGGTAGGCGAAGTTACCACAGCTAAAGCGTGTATAGGGTTCAAAGACGAGGAAAAAGTTAATTTTTTCTTGGATAATATTGATTTGGCAACAAACAAATACAACACAAGCGCGAAATGTTACACAGCGTTAGACACGAAAGTGATAAGCGCTAAAATTGTTAATGCATCAGCGCAAGCTAAAGGCATTTTAAGGGTGCTTTATTTCTTGCCTAGTGAAACAGAAGTAGAATATTAAAAGCTTTATGCGCTTATCTCATTAAAAAGGATTGAACATGTTTTTTGAGAACCCTTTAAACACGCCGAATTATTTTCAAAATCAAAATAATAACTTGTTTAAAGAAGCGCCGAAGAATTTAGGCCTAATCAATTACGGCATGCCAACTAGCGATTATTTAAACGCTCTTGAAAAAAAGCAGAGCCGTTTTGCGGACTTTTTCAATAACATTGGAGGGGTTACAGGAGCGGGCATGCTAACAGGAGCTATAAGCGGTTTAGGGGGTTTGATTGTGGGAGCAATTAACGCTAATGAGCAAAACAAAAGAGCCAGAGAAAGCATGCAAATGGCAAGAAGTCAATACCAAAGAGAGAACGAACGCTATGAATTGCGGGAGAAAGAGCGCCTGAACAATAACGAACAAATCAATAACATAGCTAAAAAATATTCCAGCGTGATAACAAGGCTGTGAAATGGATATTTTAACGCTACAGAATGATTTCAAGAACGATTACAATAAGGCTTTAATAGAAAATGCGGAGTTTTTAGAAGCCAAGAAATACTACAACGGCAACCAGTTACCGAAAGATGTTTTAAACATTATTTTAGAGCGAGGGCAAATGCCGATCGTTGAAAACATGTTTAAAGTGATTGTGAATAAGATTTTAGGTTACAAGATAGAAAGCATTAGCGAGATACGATTAAGCCCTAAACAAGAAGAAGATCGAGCCTTAAGCGATTTGCTCAATAGTCTTTTACAGGTTTTTACCCAACAAGAAAACTATGATAAATCCATGATTGAAAGGGATAAGAACCTTTTGATCGGTGGATTAGGGGTGATCCAATTGTGGGTTACTGAAGATAAAGATAAAAATGTAGAAATTGATATTAAAGCCCTAAAGCCTGAAAGTTTTGTAATAGATTTTTTTTCTACAGATAAGAACGCTCTTGATGCGCGCCGCTTTCATAAAATGCTAGAAATCACGGAGCAAGAAGCCTTATTGTTGTTTGGTGATAGCATGATCGTGAATTACTCTAATAGGAATCATGAAAAAATAGCGAGCGTGATTGAAAGCTGGTATAAAGAATACAACGAAGACACGCAAAGCTATGAGTGGAATAGGTATCTATGGAGTAGGAGCGCTGGGATTTACAAAAGCGAGCTAAAACCTTTTAAGAACGGCGCATGCCCGTTCATCGTATCTAAGCTATACACGGACGAACTGAACAATTACTACGGCTTGTTTAGGGACATTAAGCCCATGCAAGATTTCATTAACTACGCCGAAAACCGCATGGGTAATATGATGGGAAGTTTTAAGGCGATGTTTGAAGAGGACGCCGTCGTGGATGTAGCGGAATTTGTAGAAACCATGAGCTTAGACAACGCGATCGCCAAAGTGCGGCCAAACGCTTTAAAAGACCATAAGATCCAATTTATGAACAATCAAGCGGATTTGAGCGCTTTAAGCCAAAAAGCCGAACAAAAACGCCAATTATTAAGGATTTTAGCAGGCTTGAACGATGAAAGCTTAGGCATGGCAGTGAATAGACAGAGCGGAGTAGCGATCGCGCAAAGGAAAGAAAGCGGTTTAATGGGCTTACAAACCTTTTTGAAAGCTACAGACGACATGGATCGGTTAGTTTTCAAGCTAGCGGTTAGCTTTATTTGTGAATATTTCACTAAAGAACAGGTTTTCAAAATCGTGGATAGGAAGCTAGGGGATAGGTATTTTAAAATCAATTCTAGCGATGATAACAAAATTAGACCGCTTAAATTTGATCTGATTTTGAAATCTCAATTAAAAACGGAAACACGAGATGAAAGATGGTATAACTGGAACGAGCTTTTGAAAATTTTAGCGCCTATAAGACCGGATCTAGTGCCTAATTTAGTGCCATTGATGCTAAACGACATGGATAGCCCTATCACTAACGATGTGCTAGAAGCGATACAAAACGCTAACGCTTTACAACAACAAAATGCAGAAATGAACGCGCCTTATAACCAACAAATCCAAGCCTTACAAATCCAAAAATTACAAGCCGAGATTTTGGAATTACAAGCTAAAGCGCACAAATACACCGAACAAGGCGCTCTATCACAAACCACGAACGAAAGCGAGAAAATTAACCAAGCCGTAGCGATTAGCGAGATGCAAAAAGAAAGCGCCGACAACAACGCTAACAACGGCAATAATAAACCAAATAAGAAATTAAAAACGAGCGATAAAACGACCTGGCGTAAATACCCTAGCGCGCAGAATTTAGATTATTGAAAGGTTTTGATTGTGTGACAAAGTTTTAGAAAAATTAGCGTTAGCGTTTTTAGTTTTAGCGTTAGGGTTTAGTTTTATTGTAGCGCTTTCTCTTTTTGCAGGAGCGTTAGTTAATGGATAAGCAAAGAGCTTTAAAAGAACTAGCGCTGAGGGAATTAGCAAGGCGTGATTTTTATTCATTCTTACGCTTGAAGTGGGAGCGATACGAGAATAAGCCTTTTTTGGATAACTGGCACATTAGGTATTTATGCAAGGTTTTAGAATGCACCCAAAGCAATACATGCCAAAGCGAAGAATTAATAAGGCGCTTGATTTTGAACATGCCTCCAAGCTATGGAAAAACCGAGATTATAGCAAGATGCTTCATAGCGTGGAGTTTAGGGAAAGACCGAACTAAAAAAATCTTTTACATTTCCTACAGCGATGAGCTTTGTAGAAAGATCGCTAACCAAGTAAGGGATTTGATGAGTAGCTTTTTTTATCAAAGTATTTTTTTTGATGAGCCTTTAGAATTTTTGCAAAACAACTCAAGGGAATTTATCTTACGAGAGGGTGGCGGCTTGTTTGTAACGACTTTAAAAAGCGCGCTTACCGGTTTTCATGCTAATCAGATACTGATCGATGATCCGATCAAAGTAAGCGATATGAATTCTAAAAAAGAAGTTAATAATGTTAATTTGAATTTTAAAGAAAGCGTTATATCACGCTTGCAAGACACCAAATCTAATATAACGATCTTAATGCAACGCTTAGGGAGTAATGATCTATGCGGGTTTTTACAGAGCGAAAGAGAGTTCGATACTGAAACGATCAAACAATGGAAGATCATACAGCTTAAAGCCTTGAACGAAAACAAAGAATTTTACAAGATAAAGGATTTTGAACACACTAGAGAAAAGGATACGCCGTTATTTGAAGCTAAACACAATAAGGAACAATTAAAAGCCTTAAGGTTGCAAATGGGTAACGATGAATTTAGCGCCCAATATCAGCAAGATCCAGTCGTTAGCAGTGGGGGGTATTTTGATCCGCAGTATTTAAAGAAAGTTTTCACGCACGAATTAGGAGAGATGCGCGCTTATATATTTGTAGATAACGCTTTAAGCTTGAGCCAGAACGCAGATAATAGGGCTATTGTCGTCGTGGGCGTGGAAAATTACAAAGAAAGCGTTAGGTATATCGTTTTAGATTGTTTTTTTGGGATATGGAGCGAAGAAGAAACTATTAAACACATTCTAACGGCTAAAGAGAAGTATAAGGACGCAAAGACCTTTATAGAGAGCGATGGTGGAGGTTTAGTATTGTATCGTTTGCTTTTAGTCGCACTAGCCAGACACAACGAGCAAAACAAGCAAAATAATAAGGAATTATTGAACGATGAAATCGTTTGCTACACGCCAAGTAGAAAAATCTCCAAAGTGGATAAAATCAAAGCGATAAGGCCTTTTTACAATACCGGGTTTTTAGTGTTTAGCCATTCTAGCAACAACACCGAACAGATAGAAAAAGAGCTTTTTAGCTTTAACCCCGATAAGCCTTTTAAAAAAGACGATTGCATAGACGCTTTAGCGAGCGCGCTAACGCATGAGAGCGTGAAAGCGCCTTTAAAACGAGAGGTAAAAGAAATCACTAACGCCAGGCGATACACTAAACCGACATGGAGGATATAAACAAGAACTAACCCTAAAAAAAAACGCTTGATTACGATTAGATAAGAGAAAAAGAAAGGTTAGGATATGAAAAATATAAACCATATTAAACATTTTAAAAATATTAAGAACATTAGCAACATTAAAAAAAAGCGTTTAGTGTTTGACAAAAAGACTAATGAAAAAGCGTTAGCGGTTTTAGAGAAAAAAGGTTATAGGGACTTCATAGCGAAAGTTAAAAGCAAGCAACAAAGCGATGATGAAATCGTAGAAAATTTAGAGCTGAGCTATCTTAACGCTGGGGTTTAAGGATTTGGTTATGTTTAGTGAAAAGATTTTGAAAGTTATCCCGGCATTGTTATTTTTGTTTAGCGTTTTGAGTGTTTTTGAATTGTTTTTGATCATTGAAGACATGAACAAAACCGAAAAAATTGAAATAGAATTAAAAAAGAATTTAGAAGTAATAGAAACGTTCACAGAACTTCTAAACATGCAATTAGAAAAACCCGAAATCAAACGCTACAAGCCTTAACATGCAACATTCTTTAATTTTAGGTTTTGAACTCTCTAAATTCATGCCGTATTTGTTGGTGCTAACGATCGGCGTATTTGTGGGCTTTTTGTATGTTTTGAGGAGCATAAGAAGCGAGGATTTTAAAAACAAGACTGAAAAAGTGATTTACTTCATTCAAGGCGTGGGATCGAGCATGTTAATAACATGGATTAGTTACGAGATCACGGATTATTTTTTTCAACTCCCGCAAAGCTTGTGCGTAGCGATTAGTGGAGGCGTGGGATATTTAGGAGCGGAGAGCGTGAGCGCTTTAGCGTTAGATAGCATCAAAAAAAGGTTGTAAAATGGATTTAAAAGGTTTAGAAAACGCTTTGAATAACGGGAATTTTAAAGAGCAGGTTTATCAAAGTTTGGAGGGCGTTTATCAAATTTCTAAGGTTTTAAACCAGTTAGAGATTTTAGAAAACTTTAACGAACACGATTTAAAAATCGTAGAAACGATACAAACGATTAAAAGCAAGCTAGCAGGCTATGAAGCAAGCGAAGCCGAACTAAAGGCTAAAATAGACGCTTTAGTAGCCCAAATAGAAGCTAAAAAGCAAGAATTAGAACAACGGCTTAATTTAGAATTACAGAGCGCTAGAGTGAGCGAAACACAAAAGCTAAACGAAGCCGGAAACGAATTAAAAAATAACCTTATAACCGCACTCACTAACGCTAAAAATCATCTAGCGTTAGAATTAGAAAAGTTGAAAGCTAGCGCGCAAAACCTACTAAACACGACACGAATACAAGGCGTTAATTTGAAGTTTTTAGGAATTTATATGTATGGGCGTCAAAGTTTTTTCCAAAATGAAAGCGATGAGTTTAGGGAATTGTTTGAATCTTCTAGCATCACGCTCAAAAACAATAAAAGCTATATCGTGCAATTTAGCATGCCTTATGAATTAACCACGGATGGTATTTATAGCGAAAGCATGGGCGAAATGGTGTTATGCTTGAAAGCTAATAATAAGGTTTATCCGATCCTTAATAGCTTTTATCAAAATAAAACCACTAATTTGAGTAGTAATAAAATCATAGACGCTTATAGGTGTTCTTGTCCTTTAAAAACGCCAAGCGAAGAAGCGGATTACAAAATAGCGTTATTTGCACGAAAACATAAAGGTTTATGGGTGAATGTCAATTACACTTCTAACACGGAAGGATTTCAAACAAGCTTTTTAAATAATGCGCGTTTTGCTAACTTAACCACGCAAAGCATACCACAAGATTATAATAATGATTGGGTGTTTTATAAGCATTCTCAAGTGTTAGTTTATGAAATTTTAGAATGAAATTTTTATTTTTAGTGTGTGTTGTTATCGTATGCTTCACCGCATGCGCTAAAAAGATCATCTATCATGAGGTAAAAGTTCCGATTAAATGCGATATTGAATTACCTACACGCCCAAGCGAGCATTTAGAAACATTAGAATATTTGCGAGCGTTGTTGATTTACACCGAAACGCTAGAAAACGATTTGAAGTTTTGCACAAAAACTAACCCTTAAAATCACGCCAAAATAACGATTAAATACAAAGAAACTAAAGGAAGTTAATGTATTTAGTCTTATTAGAAAGAAAACACGATTTAAAATCGATCACAAGAAAAGACAAAAAAGAAAGCGGCATGTTAGGAAGATTTAGAGTGTTTGAAAGCACGCATGATCAAGGCATGAGCGATGATAAAGCGATACTAAAACACTATGAAAAGAAAGACGCTTTATTTAGTTGCTTTTCATTAGAAAACAGCGGAGAGCCAACGGATACGCCAAATCTAGATAAGCCGATCATTGCTAGAGATTACGAATTAGCATGGAGCGATACGAGTTGCACGGTGCCTAAAGAATACCAAAACAAAAAATGCGCTAACCAACGCCATGAAGTGTTACAACTCATCGATCCTAATAATGAGGATTTCAAAAACCGCAAGATTTTGATCCATGTAGGAAACAGCGCGCATGATACTTTAGGGTGTGTTTTATTAGGGATGCAACACGATGAAGAAATGATTTATAAAAGCAGCGAAGCGGTAAAAAAGTTTTTTGATTTAGTCAAAGACAAAGGCGTTAATAACTTTTTGCTTAAAGTGATTGATAAGGATTAAAGAATGGACACAACACGATTTATAAGGAATTTTATTGTTTTCAAAGAAGCGCTACAAAAACAAAATTTCACTAACAAAGAGCTGAACGCTTTAAGCATGCAAGGAGCGTTACAGTGCGAGCAGTTGGCTTTAAACGAGCAAGCGCAAGATTTGCAAAGCGAGCAAGTGAGAGCTAAAATGCAAATAGACTTTTTAGGAATGCAAGCGAACTTACAAAACGCCAAAGCCGAAACCTTAAACAAGCTAATCCAATGCCAATCGATGCTAAAAAGCCTAAAAGATAACGCTATGATTAACCGAGCGAATGCGTTAGTAAGCTTATTACAAGTGCAAGCGAATGCGGCTAACGGGATCACGCCGGCGAATTTTGAAGCGGCGTTTAAAATCATAAGCCAGATCGGCAGTGAATACAATCAAATCACACTAAACAACGGGAGCGTGAGCGTGCAAGAAAAAGAACAAACGAACGAATTAAAAACGATATTAAACGATTTGAGTAAGGAATTAGAAAAACTGAACAAACAAAGCGAGGTTAATTCTATACAGGTTTTTAGCGACAAGCTAGAAATTTTAAAGAACGCGCCGATAAGGTTATGGGGTTTTAGCACGCTATCTAACGCTGAAGAGGGTTTTTACAATGAAAATAACGAACCAATCGCAAGCGGTAGCGTGTGTTTGTTTAGAAGTGATAGAGTGGGAAAACACACTATCACCTTTAAAGCGAGCAACGCTAAAACAAGCTTAAGTAAAAACATCACGATAAGCGTGATAGAAAACTTATTAAAGAAAGGACAAAATCATGGCGTATTTTGAAAGCATCACAGCGGGCAGAGGCGGATTAGATAGCTATAATCAAGCGTTGAATAACCAAAGATACGCTAATTTAGCGCTAAATGAAAGCATTGGCAATTTTGCAAGCACGATAGCAAACGCAGGAAGCCTTTTTGATAACGCTAAGATAAAAGAAGAAGCGTTGAAGTATCAAAGAATGCGAGATTTAAGCAATGATAAGAAACAAGCTGAAGCGTTTGACTTGCAAAAGAAACAAGCCGAACAAAGCATGGATTTTGCTAAAAGGAATCAAATCATGAACGAAGAAATGCATAAGCAAAACAAAAAATTAAACGATCTTAAAACGCAATCTTTAGCGCAAGAATTGATTTTTAACAAACTCCAGCAAGATTGGCTAATGAAAGCAACAAAAAGCGCTAAAGCGAGCGTAACAGTGAATAACAAAGCTAACAACACACCAACCACGCCAAAAGCTAACAACACACCAACCACGCCAAAAGCTAACAACACACCAACCACGCCAATAATACCAAAGAAAACCATCACTAAAGAAGAGTTTCAAGCGATTTACGCTAATCCTATGTTTAGATTTTAGCGCATGCCTTACGGTGTGATTTTTAGGGCTTTTAGGGGGATTATGCCTTATTTTATCATCTTTTTTTTGTTAGTTTTTAGCGCTAATCTAAAGACTAAATTAGCGTTAGCGAACGAAAGACTAACCAACAACGAAGCGCATTTGATAAAGCTTAACGAAACGATTAAAACGCTAGAACTAGAAAGCGAGCAATACAAGGCTAACAAGCTTTTAGAAGTAACTAAAATCAAGGACAAATACCATAAAATCACTATCAAAGACAACACATGCGAAGCGAAGTTAGAAAGCTATGAAGCCCTAATAAACGCATTCAAAAAAAATAACCCTTAAAATCTTTTTAAACTTTTTGTAAAATGTTTGTAAAGATAGCAAGGAGTTAAAAAAATGAAACTCTATAATAAAATCCAAGAACTCATTAACGAAAGCGAAACGCTCAAACAAAAAAATAATGAAGTGTTAGGATTAGCTAGAAACGAATTAAACGAGTTAGTCAATACTAAAGCTAAAGAAAATTTAGAAAGCTTAAAAAACACCTTTCAAGGCTATTTAAACGGGCAATTAGTGGAAATGCCTTTAATCGTAAAAAAAAATGTAAAAGAACTTGTGAATAAAGAAGAATTAACGCAAGAAACCAAAAACGAACTTTTAAGCCAATTTGACAAGCAAGCGATCACGCACGCCTTAAAGCAAGAACTAAAAAGCGAGATTAAAACCACGCTTGAAGATCTTTTACAAGATAGAAAATTAAAAAGCGAATTACAAAACGCTAAAAATGAAATTGTAACTGAAACCACGAACGAAACCACAAACGCCTTAACGAGTAAGATTTTAGGGATTTTAGAAACCAAATTAAACGCTATTACTGAAAGCGTGATTAAGAATTTAGATTTTAGTTTTTTAAGCGCGCAACCGAAAGCGTTTTATAGCGTGATTAACGAAAATTTGAAAGGCATGTTTTTAAAAGAGCTTGAAAGCGAAGTATTAAAGAATTTCATTAAAGAAGCTATTGAAAACGCTTTAAACGAAGCCGAAAAGCTCAAAGCCTTAAAAATAGCGGAATTAAAAGCGTTATGTTATTTGCAGGTTACTTTAGAAAGCCATAAGGTGAAGTTACTTCAAAACGCTTTAATGTTAGAAGCGGAGATTTTAAACAACCGAATGAAAATAGAAAACGAGATCGCTTACAATTTGAAGCGTAAAGAATTAATCGCTGAAGGCAAGCTAGAAGATGAAGCCTTTAAAAAATATATTTTCAAAGTGATCTAAAAGAAAGGACAAAACATGGACGAAAGATTAGAAAGTGAAATTTTTGAAGAACAACTTAACAGCTTATACAAACCGCTTAAGAAAGAAGAAAAAAGCGAAGCAGTGGCTAATAATCAAAATTTAGCTAATCAAAATTTAGCTAATCAAAATTTAGTGAGCGTGCTACAGAAAGAACCAGAAGCTAATGAGCCGTCTTACCTCTCTACAGGTATCGCTTATTTGGATAACAAAATCAAAAATAGAAGTATTACGGCGTTTGATTATTACATGGCTAAAAAGTTTTTAGGAATGGATTTAAATGTGAATTTAAACGGAAAACTAAACATTAAGAGCGAAAATAAAACCAGGTTAGCGAGCATTAACAAAGCTACACAGGATATTTTTGATGATATTAAGGCGCTTGATTTAGGAAATGATTTAATCAAAAAAGCGCAAGAACACAGCGGACTGATCAATCAGGTTAAGCTATGGATCAACCACAAGACAAGAGGATTAAAAGGCGTTGATTATGACTTAGCTAAAACCGACAACGCTAGGATTAGTTACGCTAACAGAGTGGCAAAAATCATGGCACAAGGCGGGCAAATAACGCAGAAATTAAGAGACGAAGCCAAAGCCATGATAGAGTGGGGCGCTAGAAGCAAGGAAGAAAACACCGCGAGAATCTCACAAACGCAAGAAACGCTATTGAATTCGCTAAAGAAAAACATACAAATGTTAGAGAGTTTGGGCGGTAGCGTGCCTCCGTCCGTGATAGCTAAAATGAAAGAATACCAAGACAAAGCGGATTATGTTAACGATACAAGCGGAAAAATTGATCTCAAAAAATACCAAAGCTTAACAGGTGGAGGATCATGATGGAAGAAGAAAAAAAAGAAAACGAAACCCTTTCACAAATAGATCTAAAAAGAGCGGTTAGAGAAGCTTATGAAGACACTTTAAGCACGCAAGCAGAGATCGCCGCTAAATTCAATATAAGCCGACAAACGCTTAACCAATGGGCTAAAAAAGGCGAATGGACGAGCCGAAAAATTTTCAATGAAATAAGAGCGATGTATGAAACGCTAGGGATGAGTATAAGAGAGCTAGCGAAAAAATACAAGATGAACGAAAACGCTTTAAACTATGTAAAAACCCGGCAAGGTTGGAAGAAACGCCGTATAACGCAAGAGATAAAAGAAAAAGAAATTAAGGAAATTCTAGGCGACAAGCTGACCGAAAAAAACATGGATTTGTTTTTAGACACAAAAAAAGAAGAAGTTAAAGAAGTGTTAAAACAAAGTTTAGATCATTTAAATTTAGATCCGATCGTTTTAGAAGCGATCACAGAAACCACGAGCGACGAGCTGTTATTGAAAGCGATGAATACCGCTTACATTAAAAAACAGATCTTATTTTGCGCGGTGGTGGCTAGAGGCGAACTCATTAAGATGATTAAAAAAGCGAGCTTGACTGGTAACGAAAAGCATAGCGCTAATATCATTATAGCGGCTGAAAAAGTGTCTAAACTTTTCATTGATGCGGGCGTTAACTTGTTTGGCAAAGAACAGATCCAAGTAATAGAATATAGCAGTAACAACAATTTAGAGCAAATGAACATGAGCGATTTGTTAGCGTTAGCTAACGCTGATAATAAGTAA